CCAAATTGGGTTAACGTTTGGTTAGTTGCTATAATAGGTACACTGATATGCATGGGCTGAACTCGTAGACTGATTACTTGTAAAATAGTTTGCCAATTACGTTGCTGGTTTCGCATTAGTTCATACTCAGATCTTAATTCTGGTATTCCATCAATGTAGTGTCGTACAGCATCCGTCTTTGTGATATCTATTAATGTGATACAAGTGTAATAATACAGTCCATCGGCTAATGGGCTTGTTGAAATCATACACATATTTATAGGTAGAAATTTCAGCCATAAAAAAAGGACCAAAAGGTCCTTTTTATGTTACTTACAAGTAAATACTACCCGAATGTAGCGCCTGTAATAACTACTGATGTAGCATCAGCGGCTGTTACTGAAGCCAACGCTTCAAGTACAACTTCAATATCATCGATAGCGGTACCTAGTCCTTCTATACCAAAGATCATATCATTGGCTGTTGCTACGCCTTGGAAAGTAAGTGTTCCCATTTGGCTCATAGCATCAACGATTGTGTTTAAGTTACTGCCTACGGTTGCTGGTGTAGTTGTGAAATCACCTGCTACCCAAGTGCTTACATTTATATGTACCCATTCAATGTCTCTTCCTACTGCTTCAAACGGTGATGCGCCACCATGTGCTTTTGTTACTGTTGCCATTTTTAAATTCCTCTAAATTAATTGGTTTGTAAAACAAAGACCATCTTCGTTCCACTTACATTTATTTATCTTTTTTCATACTTTCTCGTCTTTTGGGTAACGTATCATTGTTTCCCGGTAACGAAAATCCTTGTTCCGTCCTTTATTAGGAACAAAACCAAACCCTTTGTAAAATTTAATGAGCCTACCTTTAGTTCCGCCAAATGCTGTGTCAGGCGTTAAGGCAATAATAGCATGTTCATTATCGGCTTTATCAATTAGATCCTTCATTACTTTAGAACCGACGCCACGCCCGCGCAATTTTACTGGTACTACAATCTTACTAAGTACATAACCCTTTGTAGCATCGCCGTGTACATCAACTTCAATTTCTTTATTTTCGTCTTCCTTGGTGGTCTTTAAGACTGGCGGATTGTGGGCGTCTTTCTTAAAGCCTTTAACTGTTGCTTTACGATTGCGAAATTTGCCTACTAGTATCTCGTCACCAATCTCTATATTAGGTAGTTGTAATATGTCTTTTATTTTCATACGTAATCCGTTAATCTATTACTGCTGTATTGTAAATTTCCAAGAATCTACTTTATGTGGTAATATAACACCTCGTGGCGCACTGTATGACTGTACATCTACCCGATCTTGCCACCACACTCCATCTAAATTTAGTTTGCCTGCATATAATGGCAATACATATTCCAATACACCAGTCGATTCCATATCCGAATTATTCGTTTCTGATTTTAATTTGTCTGTCGGAATAATACCAGATTTGTCTACTACCACATCAACGTGATCCATATCACCATCGTATGCGTGTTCTACTCTTGCATCTTCCATTGAATCAAACGTCCGACTCATCGTTTCACCCATATCATCATCAAACCAACTAACTGTCACAGTCTCCTGCTGTACCAAATAATCATTTGCCATAGCCCATTGTGCTATCTCATTATTTTGCTTTTTATTCAGTGCATGTGCATTCAAAAACGAATGACCTTCTTTCGTTGCACTATATGTATTACCAGTTACATGTCCTCTAGCAATCTGTTTCCATTCATCCGGATGGGTACTAACACTTAACCCAGCACCTTCGTAACTGCCTTGCCTCTTGCTAGATGCGTCAAGTGACCCTACATGAAATAAATCAGATATATGCACTGTGGGCATACTACCATTTTCAACTATATTCAATATCTCATTAATTCTCATTTGTCTTCCTTCTTGAATTCACCCAAGATGCCTTTATCATCAATGTGATTACGTCTATCAATCCATCTAGAGCCTATTTCTGTTATTACTTCATTTATTTTCATGGCAACGTCAATCCTGCTTTAGCAAAGAATGCTACAGCATCAGCAACTAGCGTGTCGTACTCGCTAGCCCTGTTTGCTTTCAACTTGGTATTAATAGATTCCACATCTTTCATGTCCTGCACAGTGGCATTACCACCCAGCAATGTTTGTGCTATCTTAGTTGGGTCTTTAGTAACAACTTCGTCAGTGTCTCGACGCACTAACCCCATACTAGTAAACTTCATTCCCATGGGTTTGGCTATGCTTCCTATCATTATTGCTCGATGCATGCCAGTAAATTCCGACGTTTCATCTGGACCAGCCATCTGGAACTGTAACCATTCTGTATCACCAAACATGAGATCAGTCTGCACATAGCCATTGGCCTCATTACCGTTAATGGGCGTTTTAAAGTGTACATTGATGCCAGACTTTTTAACCCATTGTTTGATGTCATCATTGGGCTTGTTTATTGCTACCCATTGTGCCAGCTTTGCTACTATATCATCCTTGCTTGTGCTGCTTTCATCCACAGCAATGTCCAGGTCTCCGCTAGTTTCTTTCTTGCCGGTTGTACCTAATTTATGGTCCACAAGTTGCAAACCAACTATAGGCTCGAGCCATGCCAGCGTAGAATCCACATCGGCTCGTTTGATTCTGGTTGTAACTGGGACCTTATTGGCGTCTCTGAATACATTTCCGCCTTCTTGTAGTATAGTAAATTCAATTAATCTCATTTGGTGTCCTTTATTTTAGATATTTTTATTTAGGTATTAGAGTTGCTTATTTTTTCCACGCCTTAACAGCATTAAAATTTTGCTGACTAAACTCTAACCGGTCCACTAACTTTATAGCGCCGCCGTCTTGGCGTATAGCAACAAAACCTTCTGGGTTAGTTACTTTATAGCCATCGCCGTCTCTGACAAATGTTCTTAACCCAGCCACTTGATGTAACTTCTGAATAATCATCAACTTAATTTCCACGATGCGCTTGTATACTGCTAACACACCCAATATGGCATTGGAATTGTCTTCTAGGAACTCTTCCTTCTGTTGCATCTTAATTATACGATTCTGGACACCAACGTTCTCTTCGCCTTTGTCCACTATAATCTTATCAATTTCAACTTGTAACTTACCTTTGTAAAATGTTAAGAATGATGTTAAGAATTCATTTGTGCTTGTGACACTCTTGCCATCTCGTACCATCTGATTTACAAATGGTTTAATATACTTGCTGAATTCTTTGTTGTCAATGACAATGTTAAATTTGGCCGGACGTATCTTTTGCATTGTTGCTTGTATTGCCTTGATCTGATTGCCTATCTTGCTTAATTCAGCAGTCGTTAATGTTGCTTTACCGGTCACATCTCTAAATGTGGCATCATCTACCCATACTTCCTTGGACTGATTAAGACCAGATACATCAACACCAAACCTTGCTTGCATTGTGGACAATTCTGCACCTTCGTACGCCGTATGAAATACTATCCCCATCTTAGCACGAAGCATTCGCTTTGCCAAATCGCTGTCTGCTGGCATTGCATATGTAATTGTGTTTGGTGTGAATGAAAGCATGTTCTCGCCGTTTATTGTTTCTGTCACAAGTGATTTACGATCAAACATAAAGTCGCCCTGTAATACACCACCGATACCCAATTCAGGCAATACGTTTAGTGCTAGTTCAAGTGTTTGCCATAAGCCATCCTTGTCACCATAATACTTCATCAATGATGCTTTATTCTTAGCCAATCGTGGTTCAGTGTTGAATACAGATTTTGTACCAACAAAAAACTTGCCATCTGCTGGGTCTATACCACATATAATAGCAGGAGCGCCATCCCATTTTGTTGTAATTGTAGCTTTTTCGCCTGTACCGTCAGATAACATTCCAGCTACTTGCATGATATATTCTATTGCTTGCTCTGCGCCTTCATATCCATTATTGAACACAAGATCTTCCAGGTGTTCCATGTGAGTATTTTTACCTGCACCTGCTTCTGCTAGATACCGATTAAAACTCTTCTCTATAGATTCCGTTGGTTTGTTTCTTGTACTATCGTTGTGTGTGCGCTTAAACTTACCACTGGGTGTTGCTGCACTAGGTGTTGCTGCACTAGGTGTTGCTGCACTAGGTGTTGCTGCACTAGGTGTTGCTGCACTAGGTGTTGCTGTGCTAGGTGTTGCTGTGCTAGGTGTTGCTGCGGAGGCACTTGTTGCATAAAATTTATCAACTACTGTTGTGATGTACTTAGACACTTCTGAATCTTTACTGGCATTGCCAGTAAACGGCATGTTAGTTAGTATTTCTTGACGTTCAGCTGGTGCTCCCATAAACTGTTTAAGCCATGCGTTAAACTCTTCATATGTTAGTTTCTTGCCCGTGTGTTGTAACTCTTTGTTGTACCGGTCACTCCATACCTCTAGCATACTGTCTACCATTTTTTTCTTTCTAAGTACAGTGCCGCGTTTACTGTTACTGGCAATGGCAGCGGCTCTTTTTAATCTGCGCTGTCCAGCAGCCGAGTCTTTGCCACGTAATGCATTTACTACACCCGTGGCAAAGTTCAAGGGCCCCTCATTTAAATCATCTATTTTCATTCTTTGCTTTCCTTGCTTTCCTTGCTTTCCTTGATTCGTGTAATTGCCCGAGAAAACTTCTTTGTGTCGCGTCCTCGGATACTGTTCACTAGCCTACGCTCTAACTCCAACGCCTGATCTGCGCTATAATTTTCATTTATGTAATCTATTAGATTAATAGCACTTGATATAACATGCTTTGCACGAGATTCCACTATGTGTTCTTTGTCCTTTTCGATGCATAAAGAATTTAGCTCGTCTAGTATGCTTCTTACTTCCTGTGATTCGTGACTCAATGGTAGATTACTCCAGTTTTAGTGTATTTATGCAAGATTAAATAAAGTAATATACTTGGTTGGATACAATGCACCAAATGACTGGTTACGCAAACGATCCAGTGCTGAGATATTACTATCAAATGTGCTGTTCCCAGACAACGCAATTGCTTCGGCATTTAATGCTTTAATAATAAAAGGGAAATTATACAACCGTTGTTTTAAATGCTCTTTTACTGCCGTATTTAGATTTTTAATATTGTACCATGCTGGATTGGTTAACAATGTGTACGTGACATCAAATCCCTGGGACTGTACCCAGGCATCAAACTCTGGCACATTGTGTATATTGATTGCCGAAACGGTGCTATTGACTTTAAATATAATGTTGTCTGTGTTTGTGGCATAAGTGTCCCATTGGGAAATATTGGATTGCACCCGATCCCATTTGGCTGGATACCTGCAGTACTCAAATACTTGATGTGTGCCATCCAAGGAGACTGTGATATTAACCTGTTTGAATTTCGTCCATTGTTCAGTTAATGCTGGTGGCGGTAAGAACGTGCCATTGGTCATGTACGAAAGCAGAATGGATCCTGGATTGTCCAAACTGCGTAGCAGATCTGCTTGCTCCTGTACCTGATCAGCAAAGGGCTCGCCTCCTATAAATTGCATAAATCGCAAGTTTGATTGATGTGTCAGTACCCAGTTTACATACTCGGGATCTTTGAGATGTCTAGCAGGCCTAGCGTAATACGGTTCAATTGCTATGTCAAGTTCAGCCAGTCGGTTGTAATCTGATATCCAACGAGACGATGAATTAGGGTGACATATACGACATGCCAAGTTACATACCTGTGTAATAGCTAGTTCAATATACACCGGGTCAGCATGATCAAGTATTTCAAAATTGGCAGCTATTGGTGCATGCATTTGTCTTAGAGATACTACTCCAGCGCCCTCTGCTCTCCAGCAGTCAGTACATTCTGTTGGCTGCTCTCCATCCAGGAATTGCTGTTTTATTTTTTTAAGTTGGCCCGACTGTTGGTATTGTTTCCAATCAGAAACCTCCTCAAAATCAGAAATAGTACAGCATGGTTGCATTTTACCATCAGCACGTATGCTGATGGCAAGCCAAGGAAGTTTACAAAATTTACTCATTTGTTATAGCTATGTGGTTATATTTAACAGTTTGGCATAAGCAGGGAATAATGCGTTAAATGATTTATTGTTTATTTTATCCATTGCTTCCACATACCGTTTTGTGTCGGCCAGATGTGATGTCTGGCCAGGGTGTTGTTTCATAAAATCAATAAACGGTTCAAGTTGCTCTATTCCCTGCCAAGCATCATATATCATCGGGCGAGCGTTTTCTGGAATGTGTCGTATTCCGTAATACTCGGGCGTAACCAATGGAGCTAGTACAACTTTTATTTTGTTATGCATTGCCCAATCCATTAATTCTGGCAATGCCATAACGTTCAACACCGACACTGTGGTCATCAAACACAACTCCACATCTGGATGGTCCTGTCTGACTTGTAAATAAAAGTCAACTGCTCGTAGGCAATCCTGCCATTTGCCTGGATACCTAAGATATTCAAACGCATCGCCTATACCGTCCACTGAAATGTTTATTTCCAGTCGTGGAATTCTGTGCCATTGTTCCACTATCAACGGGTCTGGCATTATGGTCCCGTTAGTAATGTATTCCAAACTTCTAAAATGTGCCATATTAAGATTTTTTAATAGGTCAACATGCTCAGCAACTTGCCCTAGAAATGGCTCTCCGCCTATCAATGTCAATCTTTTCAGATGTTTATACTTTAGTATACTCTGCACATATTGCGAATCGGTTAATCGCTTGGGCACTGCACTGGTCTCATTGAACTTCACTGATATTTCATTGTTGGTTGCTTGTAACTTCTTTTCCAATGCAACCCACTTAGTGGAACTTGCCGAGGAACATATGCTACATACCAAATTACATATGTTGCCGGTGTTCATTTCAATATCAACCACACCATTTTCCAACACCGTGTAATCTATGTCGTTGCCATCCTGGTGGTTGGATTCTGTGTTTATTATCATTCTTCGACTGAAGCCACCTGCGGCTTCGGTCTCCCAACATTGAAAACAAGCCTCTGGTTCTATACCATTCAAAAAATTCTCTTTGAATTGTGCCAACTGTTTGTTCTTGGGATAAGTAGATACATCCCGGGGATTCTGATCAGTTCCTGTGAAACAACATGGACTGATGTAGAGTTGCCCTATCACCATGTCGGTCCAAGGAGCATAACAAAACCTACCCATTTTTCAATCCGGACAGCATGTTTTTTAACTTGGAACTCTGTACTTCTACTTTGGGCACTTTTACTATTTCTCCTGTAACCGAATCAAATTGTTCTGCTGCTTGTTTATTTTTAATCTTATCCATAATATAACTGCTCGTTGGGCCCTTTGGCCTTAGTTCGTCTTCGTCTGCATCAGTTATCTTTAATGTATCTACATCAAATAACAAATCTACCTTTTGACCAACACCTGAACTGGATCTTGTCTTCATTAACTGTAACTGATACCTGCCAGCCTCTTGCATTGCTCTGCTCTTATATATACCGAATACGTTGTCTGCTGTATTGATTTTAGATATACCACCTGAAATCATACTATGATCAAAGTCTACTTCTTCAACAGAACTTCTATTTAACTGAGATGCAGTCACAAACAATATGCCCAACTCACTTGCTAAGTTACGCAACTCTTCCGATACATATTTGTCCTTTATGAACACGTCACTTGGCGCTACTTTAGCACTAACTGGCATTAACAGATCCAAATAATCCACTAGTAAGAAATCAATTTGCTTGCCTGTCTTGATGTGCAGTTCTCTTATATATGCTCTAATGTCGTTTACAGTTGATTGTGCTGGCATATACTTAATCTGAAAATGTCCAGATTTCTTACCTAATATAGATACTTTGGTTGCTACATTATCTACATCCTTGAAGATTTGCCTGGACGGTATACCGGCCATTATACTATCTATTCTCATTGAACTCAGGCCCTCGCCTAATTCCAATGTTAAATAAACACCATTTAACCCTTTCTCTATCCAGTTCACTGCTAAGTTCTGCATAAACAAACTTTTGCCCGAACCTGACCCACCTGCAAATATATTTAGTTCGCCTTTGTTGAATCCACCATATAACTTGCGATCTAGCCCAGCCCAGCCCGTTGATACTTGTCCGTTGTTGTCTCGTAATGCTAACAATCTTGCCTTAGGATCAGCGAAATAATCTGTACCCATGTCCTTTGTTAATGATATCTGCACAGCATCTTTGATCAGTTTCTCAACTGGGTCGTAGTCTCCTTCTTCCAGCATGTCAGCGGCAGCCAATATTGCTCTTGAAAGTTCTTGTTTGCGTGTAAACTTTTCAAATTCTGTCAAAAACCAATCGCCGCTAGCATCATCATAGTTTGTTACTGGTTGTAATTGTGATCCTGTGGCACCTTCTAACACCTGTAACGATGGCAATGAACTATAGTCATTTGCGTATTCGTACATAAAGTCTGCTGTTGCTTTTAGGCTCTTATCAAAGTTCTGGGGATTGTATATATTTTGAACCCGAGCATATAACTCTGGTTCGTGCAACATCATTTCCAGGAATAACTTTTGAAATGCTGCATTATAATCGTTTGGTTCACTTGCCATTTAACTTTCTCTTGTGTAATTCTATTTTAAGTTTTGTATCTAGCATGTTACTTATAATACTTTTCAACGTGAACAATTTTCCATATCGTTGTACCGCTTCGCCGGCATCCTTGACGTCTGGACACCACTCTGGAAAAGCAACTGACCAACCGTACTCTAAAGCAGCATTGATTAATGGTATGCCCGTTGCGTTCATATCTGGCACTACTATTACTTTCTTGCCTAGATGCTCAATAAGATCTGCTTGCTCGGCTGATACTGTATTCGATAACACTGCTACACCATTTAGCAGTAAAGCATCTATTGGTCCTTCAAATACCAACACAAACTCGGATTCTGTTATCAATCTGTCTACGCCATATACATAGTTACTGTCTACTTCATTTAAGTATTTGGGTTTTATACCTGCACTAAGACTTCGGGCAGTATATCCTACAATTTTATCTTTCCATGTAAATGGAATAATCAATCGCCTGTTCATGGCAGACTCTTTGCTTTCGGTCCAGTACAGATCTGGCATCTGTGATAGGTCGCCTAGTCTATCACTTGCGTATTCTACTGCTTTTATCAAACCAGGCGGGTAATCAGTTGTTCCTTTGAGCTCAAAGAATTCAAGCCATTGCACAAACGACACAGATTCTGGTGGCAGTTTGCGTTCCTTGAATACAATTTCTTCATATTCTTTTGGTTCCGTATTAACCAGAACATTTATGTCCTGGACACGCATTGCTTCTATAACCATACGATTAATATCGTTGGTTGTGGCACCCATCCAAGTTAATAATTTGCGTGTTTTATGATATAGCTTTTTGCCTGGAGTGAAGCCTGTTTTAAATCCACAGTTAAAGCAACTGTATACAATGCCGCCCGTCATTTCGTCCAAATGGACACCAGCGCGTCCCCTAGTGTCTTTAGATTCGCCATTATGGACACAGCAAATAGCATTGCCGTGACGCCATCCCTTAGGGCTAACCCGAGTCTTTCGTGTTGAAGACCAGGTTTTAAGAATAAAATCTGTTACAGTGTTTTGCATTAAATCCCTCTGGATTTAGTATCTGTATTGAATTTCTGTAAGTGAGCCTGCTGTCGGCACTTGCTTGAACCGTACAGCGGTATAAACGCCATTCCAATTAAAGGTAGCTGGTACTGTTTGTGCTGTATAACTTTCTGTTTTGATGTTAACCCATGCAGCACTTGTAGTCTGTTGTGCTATATTATCCAATGTGCCTTGTACAATGATATCACCTGTATAATTGTTAAATTTGGCAATTGCGGTGTGTAATGCATTGTTCTGATTTAGGTTAGCCAAATCAGAAGTAACATTAGATAAACTGTTGGTTGTATCCGTAGCATCCTGTCCTGTAAATGTTGTTAGTATCACTGATTTTCTGAAGATTGGGCCGGCACCTAGTTGTACGTCCACTATGCCACGAACACCATAATTATCATCTACATATGTTGGATGATTGTTGCCGTTTAAATCAGTTTCTACAATCGAATAGTAATACTTGCCTGATTCTATGTGGTACAGATATTGTTCTGACACTGTAACTGTAGCCGCTCCTGTGGAGGCATCTGCAATAGTCATAGGTAAATCTATTACAATTTGGCGTTCCAAGTTGCGTTCGTCGAACATAACAAATTTAAATTGTTTGTTGCCGATCATCACTCTTTTTTGATCGGAATCCTTAAATTGAAAAAATAAGTCGTTGTCTACATCCTTGTGTAGTTTTAGATTTGCTGCATACACTATTTTGTTCCTCCTACCTTGAACGTTATCAGATATCTGAACCTGTGTTTTGTTTTTATATATATAAACTGTGTTACTTAGCATACTGTATTTATCTCATATTGGCAAACATACTACAAAATTAATCAAAGTGTCTACTTTTTACCCTGCTCGAAAATAAAGTATAAATATAAACAGAGAGTACATTCAGACTATATGAGCGATATACACGATACAAAAAAACAACTAATAGAAAAATACCCATTTATGTCGTATATTACATACGGCGGGAATGGTTATTTGGGCATAATTCAAAACCACAATCCTACTATAACAGGAATATATCATTTTGATTCACTTGTACAAAACAAAGATAAACAACAATTCCTGGAACTCGGCAGTGAATGGTGGTGGCAATCAAATCGACAAATACCAATTAACATATTTGTTAAAGAAGACTGGAGACCGTTTCGTGCTATACTTAAAACATTTAACAGTAAAGACGTAGATTTAGAATTTGGGCCCTGTGTGAATTTACGTGATATTGCAATCAGGCGCACTAAAAAGAAATCTATTACATTAGTCAGGCGGATTGATTAGCGCATCATTAAAATCTGGGCACCTATCACGCCTACTCCCGGCAACACAAATCCAATTATCATTAATCCCATTGCCAACCAAAACATATAATCAATTTTCATTCTGCCTCTTCTATTAGGCTCATGTGTACGTGTACTGCCATAGCATACGATATTGCATGTGATTTACGAAACGTATAACCATCATTCTCATTCCTATCCCACACAGTTTTCTCGACAACAGACCATTCGGTATGTCGCAAATGCTTCTTGCCAGGCCGAATGATTGCCAAGAACATGGCCATCTCTGTTATAGAGGTTGGCTGCATTTCCGCTAACAAATCGTAATAATTGCTAATGTGAACAATTTTGCTAACAAATTCAGCATCTGTTGCTAATCTGTGCCAGTTTGGCTCTTTTGCTAATAATTGATCGAGATGCTCTTCGTTGCGTACTGTGTCGTATACTCCTAAGTTGAGAAAATCCAACTTAAAATAACCACGACCTTCTGCTACTTTATGGTCAAGTGCAGCATTGCCTGTAATTGGATCTGTTGCTATTGCTGTGTAGTACATGCCTGTGTTATGCTTCCTGGCCACATTGTCTTTAATAATAGACGCAGGTATTCCACCCAACAGCGCAATGGCAGTATCGCGGTCGCCGAAATCTATATCAATATCCGGGTTATTAAAGTTTTTTGTTAAAACCTGATTCATCTAATATCTCTCTAATCCATTTTACTTCTTCTGCGTACTTATCGAACTTGGCTACCCAGAAGTCAGGATCTAGCCATTTAAATGCTATAACCAGTTGTTCTTCCGAGAATGTACTTAATGAATTTACACCCTGATCACAGTTCAATAAGAACCAAGGACTTAGTCTGCCGTTTATTATTAAGTTGATTATTGCGCCTGGACCTGCTGCTGTAAAAAAATCTGATATGTCAACCTCATGGGCTGTGGACCACCGCCCCAGCTCTGCTATTGTACGAATAACACCAGCTTCAGGATTCTCCTTTTTCATTAGTTCAATTACAAACTTCTCATAGTATCTGTCCTTTGTCCACCAATCCAATTTTATATTGTCTTTTAGTAACGCAACTACAAATTCTGCTTGGTTTACAGCTCGTATTTGATGCATGTGCCATCCAAATTTTACAAATGCTGTATAGTACGAACAGCCTTCAAAATCATCATATGTACGCTCCTTGTTGGATTGAGTAGATCTGTAAAATTGCTGGTATGCCTGCATGCCCAACCGGGGCCCTAGTTCATTGCGTTGCAAGAATCGTCGTTTGGCCTGACATTGATGCACAACCAACGTCTTTTCTCTTACAAATTCCTTGTTACAGAATTTACAAGCAAATTTACTTGAAGATGGCGTTGATAGTTTTGTCATTGTAACCCAAGTTTAAAGCATATGCCTTAATTTCTTTGTTTGTGAGTGTGGACATTAATAATGCAATCTCGTTATCATTTAACGTAGGATATTGATCTATTAGAAACTTCTTAACACCGGGCTTAGTTGCTTTGGTTTTTTCTTTTTTCTTGTACCCAATCCATTCGTGTTTCATTGCGCCCATGCCAGGAGAACATGTTGTGGCCATTAACCATACCAGTTTAGGATGCTTGTTTACACCAGTCATTAGATCTAACATGTTTACATTGAACCGCTGATTGGTTGCTTCCAACCACCACTCATCCATTTCTGCCAATGGATGATTTACTACAGATGCCCAGCGCACCATTACATATGGAGAGAATCCTTTCTTTTCTTGCTCGTTAAGATTATCGTAGAACGTTCTGTTCTTTTTATCCATGGCCCGCAAAGCATCAAACATATTCAGTTTGTACTTAACGTCAGGATTCATATTTGTGCCTTCCATCAGATATCGTTTGATCTTGTCGTCTTCTGATTCGGCCATTGGCCTGTCTGTGCCAAACAATGTTTGAAATGGGTCGCTCATTAAACAGGACCTGCATTTTTACCTAACTCTTTGCTATGCTCGTCTTGAGTTATAGCATTCACTAGTGCTGTTGTGAGAATTGTTTTTGTCATTCCTACTACACTCATGGTGTGTCTCTCTCTAATTTGCGTTTGCAATGGATGCACTCCAATTCGTTGTATAGGACCGTCTTGCCATCCTCTGATATCTTGCACCAATAATTGTGCCTTCCCAAAAACATACATCTCGATTTACTTAACAATTGTTTGATAAACATAAACATAACCACATCCTCCGCAATACATTGTTGCATATTCCTCAAAACCCGCAACGCCGTTATTAATTTGTTTTGTTGTAAGGGACATACATTGGTCTGCTGCACTGGTCCAGTTATGTCCCATCAATCCACACCACCACCGTTTTAAGTTTACCATAGTTGGCTAAAGTCTATAACTTCACACTGACGGCTAATGTCTTTGACAAAGTAAGCACACTTAGGTTTTGGTCCAGGTTCCAATGGAACACACAACAACTGACCTGGCTTTAACTTTGGAAAGTACCATTTAACATCTTGATAGATGTCGTCGATTTCAATTTCTAGATAATCCGGACGTCCTTCGTTTAATGGGTTATAAACAAACGCATTAAACCCTCGATCATTTACATCTTCCAATGGAATGACTTCGGCATCGCCAAACTCTTCTTCTGCTGTTACAATTTGCCAATCCACTGGCATCTTGACCCGGTATTTGCCTATGCGTAACACAACAGCAGGTGCGTTAAATGATTCCAAAAAGATAAGTGGTATAAAGAAATAATCTACGTCTGCTGGGTTACTGTTGTCCAATACACAAAATCGTAAATCATTAATTTCATCTGGAATTTCGTTCATTTCAAATGCTGTGTTGTCCAATGTTAGTATGTTCATTAATTGTCCTGCTCGTTAAGTAAGTATGTGCTTATTATAGCACAACGGAGATGAAAAGTCTAGTGTTATTTTGCGGTGATGTGTAAATATTTGGCCAATAATTCGTTAGGAGTTTCTATGTTGTTAGGGTCTCCTGGGATACAGTCTACGGGACATACTTCCACACATTGTGGAGTGTCGAAGTGTCCAACACATTCTGTACACAACAATGGATCTATTACATAAATAAAGGTCCCTTCTGATATAGCATCGTTTGGACACTCTGGCTCACATACATCACAGTTAATGCACATGTCTGTTATTATTAGTGCCATTGGTTACTCCTTGCCATTCGCAATATATTTATCTGTACTAGGTACACTTAGGTACACTGCACTTTGGGAAGTCTGGTCATGAATGCAAATTCCGATTCTGTTCCTTTGTTGAAATCCAGACACTTGCCGTTTATATCAAATAAACTATAGCCGTCGCTGCTCAGTATTGTATGGCGTTCGGATTGTTTGCGCTCGACTAGATTGCGAAATAATACATCATTGTCTTTTGCCACGTTACTGTATGTGTCAATGTCGTCAATGATTTTCCATAGTGCAATTGCTTCTTTTTTATAATCTGGCATTAGTATGTCTCATATTGTTTACTGTGGTATTATTGTTATATGTATGTTACATTAATCCCTGTCCAATTTGGTTATTATAAATGGATAGGCAACCTCTTTATAGAATTTCTTGCGTTCTGTTAAGTGTCGTTTTGCGTACTTACACGTACTTGTAATATCCCATATTTCCACATGGTCTTTATCTGTTGCCAGACGTAAGCCTCGTCCTATACTTTGAATAACACGAACAAAACTCTTGCCGGGCTCGAACAAGCCTAGATTAAATATCCTGGGTATATTCAGGCCAACTGCGGCTATGCCGTATGTGGCTATAATTACAATGTTGTTTTCGTTGTGTGCTCTAGAATACTCTTCTTTTCGTTTGTTGTCTTTGTCTTGCCCTGATAGGAACACACTGTTTGGTATCATTTCTTCTAGTAATTTGCCAGTTTTGATGTAATTAACTAGCAATAATACGTTTCCATTCTCACTTATTTGCGTAAATATCCTGCCTACTTGTTCTAGCCTTGCTATGTCACCTGTCAGATATTTCATCTCTGCTTGATAATTGCCATACTCTCCAAAGTCTTTCATTTGTAAAATGTTCACATTACATTTAGCCAGCAAGCCCTTGTCCTGTAATTCTTTAGCTGACACTTTGCCTATTACATCGCCGATGCTAGTCTTTAATGCATAGAAGTTAAAATCCTCTCGCGGTATTGTGCCAGTAAGTCCCCAACGCATGGGTATTTTCCCCAATGGGCCTTGTAGCATAGCCTTCAAAACCTCCGCCTTCATTCCATGGCACTCGTCCACTATAACAGCAACAACACCCTGTAATATGTCACTAAGTGCAATTGCGTCTGGATTCTTCTTGCTCTTACGACTGATGCTGTCCAAACTTTGCCATGTACAGATAGTATGTGTTTTGCCGTACTCGTGTCTGCCACCAAAGATGACACCGGTGTCCAGACCCATGTTAATGTAATCTTCTTCTGTTTGAGATACCAATGAACGGTTGGGCACAACTACTATTGTTCTGCCAAACTTCTCACATCGTTCACTGAGTGCTGCGGTTACCATAGTTTTACCTGCACCTGTCGCGACCTCTTGCAATGACTGTGTATCTCCTAAGAAATTATTGATGGTACTTACCTGATGGTCTGCTAACACAATTCCTTGCCCTTCTAGACGATGGTCCTTAGGCCATATTACATGATTGTATGAGTTTGTGTCGACGGGCTCAAATGTGTAATCTGTGCGATAGGTTCGCAAGTCATCTATTTCAATTTCATACCCTGCCTCTAGCACAACAGGTATAATTTCTGGTAGTAAATTGATATATGTAGAGCCTCCCAATTGAAAGAATGCCACAGTGCCATCCCACCTGCCTAGTTTGAATGCTGGCATATGTCTAGCATGCGGTAAGATAAACTTAAACTTCTTGACCAATTTGGTTCGTATGTTAACATCCAACCCAGATATCTTGACGTTAGTCTCGTCTTTTATAGTGAATATTGCCTTCATTCTTTTTAATATACTTCCTAATTCGGTTGTCTACATCTACACAATGGTAGATAATTTTGGTTGCTGATTGAAACCATGTTTTACGCTTGCTACCGTTCATAAAGCCAACTGTGCTTATTATTACGTCTGGCTCCACTGTTACTACTCTGGTTGTTAGTATAATATTCTTTTTGTGTGTTGTTAAATCTAGTTCCGTGGCAGAAACCGTGCTCAATGCTGCATGATCCACTATAATCACATTGTACTCGGGCATGTGGGACTTGCATAAGGCCTTAAGATCGCGGTATGCTATTATGCGCTCGTCTACGGGATCCATGGAACATACCACAACAGTGTCGACGTCTAGTTCTTGTACCTTTCTTAACACTGTCGAGAAAGATGCTTCTGTTGTTGGAATAAATGTTACCTTGTTACCGAACAGTTCCGCCGAATTAGGATAACGAGCAGCTATTAGATCAATGACGGGCTGTGACAATGTGAACTGCAACTTGGTTGCCAGTAACGCCAATGGTTTAAAGTTGTTCCATTCTATATCTCCTACATTGTCAGCAATCCAGTCCAGCATGGCCTGTGGTGCATTGCGCAATTCCAGATGATGGTTTACAATGTCCAGTTGTACAGAGTTGCAATCACGCGCATTATTTATTTCAACTAGTAGATCCTGAAAAGATTTGTGCAGTTCGAAGTTATGTGTTTTGGCAAATTCTTCTAACCATAATGCATTTTCTGCGTTGATGGCAAATTCAAATCGGCGCATAATGGTGTTCCAGGCTGCATGCCCGCAACTATTGGTGTTGGTGTATTCATGCATAGCCTGCACTATTTTTGGGATATACGGATATCGGGCTGCTAACATGTTATCTTCTATTAGCAGTGTACGTGTTCGATCTACATTGGTCCTAAGTGGAAATTTTAATAAAGTATCTTTGGATATGTTACTAACATCGTAATTGTTCTTAGCCCATTGTTTTCGGTATTTAGTAACCAATGTTACTGCCAAAAGTTGTTGCCTGTCTGTGAATCCAACACCACTTCTGAGCTGCCTTGCCATGGCGTTAATGGGCTGAGAATCATATCTAGCAGGATTAATCTTAGATCTTACGTTAGCTTGTACATTATTAGTCCAGTCAATGGTGATTAGCAATGACAGTGTTTCTAACGCAGATTCCAATGTGTCGAACACTGTGGGTTGTTTCATACCTTTAGACATTTGGCTCTTTGTTGTCGGACTTTGATTTATCAAGCATTGCCCTTAGTCCTGCTATCACCTGATCATTAATGATTGCACCGTACAATGCCTCTGCTTGAGTTGTTGTTTGCATCATTTCGCGATATTGCTCAATTGATGCTGGCTCTAGGTTATGTGTTGCCCAATAATCTACTAGTTTAGTTATTGTATCGTTATCTAGTTCCAGCTCAAGACGGTGAAATCCGCCTTCTGTGACTGTATATTCAGATTCAGATTCTATTTGCGCTATATCATTGTCGCTAGGTGCTTTCCAGTCGTTGGATTGGTCTTTATTATCTGTCATTGGATTTTCTTTAGTTTAGTTTTAAGTATACATCTTCTGTAATTAGTTTAGTTTTCTGTATACACAGAATTTTGCTTCAGGCTTAGAGCCTTCATAATACTTGTCTTCTTCGAGAAATAAGCATTCGATGCTGCCGTTGTTGATTAATGTATCGAACTTGGATTCGAATCCATGTGATTGCCATACTCGTGAATTTACGGTACAAGCAAAATATCCATTTGGTTTAAGGACACGGAAGATCTCGTCTAATGATTCTGATCCTACGTGTTTATATGTGAATGTGCCAGATGATATAATAGCGTCGAAGTGGTTACTAGGCATCATAAGAGGTTCCATTATGTTGGCTACTCTTGCGCTTTCGTATATGCCCTTTTCCATTGCCTTGTCGACCATATCATCTGAGATGTCGATGCCGTGTAGATTGGTGTATCCTTCTTCTTTCAATAGAGCACAGGTCATGCCTGTGCCGCAACCTACGTCCAATATGTTTGCATCTTTGTCTGTTACGTGGCCGCACAGTAAGCGAGCGATAGTCATTGGTGCTATGTAACCAAGTCCATCCAACTGCTCATCGTAATTCTCTGACCAGCCGTTGTAAAACTCGACCATTGCGTCACTGTTTGCGATAGTGTACGCTTCGTTGATATAATCTCTGCCACTCTTTGCCATTCTTATTTCCTATTTGTTATTGTTATATTATACTATACTTATGGCTGCTATGCAACCTTTATGAAAAAGAAAGGGCCCATTGGGAGCCCTTTAGTGAGGGTAACTAATCCTCTATAGGTAAAACATTACTTCGCACTTCTATGCATACAAGTGCTTCGGGCTAACTTCTCCCAACCGTCTGGCGAAATCTTTCGCAAGTCCGACAGTTTTAGCGCCATACGAATGGACATTTCACGAAAGTTGTCTTTGTTTGTTTCCAAAAAACTCATAACTTCTTCTTCCTGTACCTTGTTAAAATTGTAGCCTGTAAACAGATTACCAGTATCAGCAACTTGGCGGATACGGATTAACTTTTCACGCATGCTATCCATTGTAAGATCCAAATAATGACAACGAGACATAAGGGCTTCCAGATGGTCTTTTATCTTAGGAGAACGAACGTGGTCAAATTTAATGTTTGTTATAAAAATAACAGCACCCTTAAACAAAAAGTTTTCTGGTATTCCTTCTTTCTCAAGGTATGTAGAGGCCGAACTGTTCCATGCCAATCGACGTTTCTTGCCAGAATCTAATGCACCTTTAAGCAAGTTGAGACATACTTCGTCCTGTAATACACCATCACAGTCATCAAATACAGTAACATCACCTTCATTGCTGTACTTGTAAAGGTTGGCATACAATCCCAACGCTGTCGAAGCACCTTTAACAATGTTATAACGGACTCGCTTACCAGCAACTCTGTCAAACAGTCCGGCTTTTTCAAGCTCTGCTTCAACACCAAACGACTTGCCAACACCTGGAGGGCCTGTCACAATCATTCCACGAACATCGCCGGCAATAGTTGCTTGTGTCATAAGATCTAGCACATCAAACCGCTCTGCTATACGCTCACCGATTTCTTTATCTGATTCTGGTTTAACTAGTGCGTTGATGGCAACCTTAGTGCTTTGCTGTTTATTGTATTCTTCTTCTGTAACTACTGCAAATGACGTACGGTTCTTTACTTTTACACGAATGTTGTTGGTATCGCTAATTACAGCTGATGCATTAACAGTGACAAATCTATTGCCAGCAGCAGTGGTTGTAAAATCTTTAACCAATGGAAACACTTTATTAGCCATTGATGTTGCTCTGTAATTACCTTCTGTGATTCTAACAAATGTGGTCATGTGTTGTATCTCTTGTTTGTTTAATACGTGTATTATACAGTATTTAAAGAGATAAGTCAACTGTTTCTTGTATTCATTTTATCTTATAAAACAATAACTTACATATTATTTTCAATGATTAAGAAATATTACGTTAACATTGGGAATTCTCTATTGTTTATATCTTCTAAGTGTACAAACATGTGTTTGGTATTAGTGTATTTGCAATCTCTTGGCAAGTAATATCCTTTTTTTAATAAGGCTTGCAATATACATGCCTCTTGCTTCACATCCAATTTGAAACATGCTAAATCATAATTTATGCCATTTAATATATAGTCAACTATACGATCAAAATTTATACTAAATTTGTTCTGTGCGTACTGCATATTCTTCCATTTATTATATTGTATTCTAAAGTTCTTGACTCTGGATTCATCTATGGTCAGATTAAAGAAACTAAAAATCTCAAATATGATTATATCAAATGTTGTGTATAATTCACGTGTATCTAATACAAAAGTATTATATTTATTTACATCTACATGCGCTTCTGCATCTCGACTATCATTGTCTTGGACAACTAATGCTAGAAATTCTCTGAGTACAGGTAACTCATTCAAGTACAACCCTAATTTATTGAATTTATCTATTGTTTCGCTATTATACACTAAGTGCCAGTCGATTTCGTATTGTAGTATCGTACTATCGTCTGCATTATGTAGATGACGAGTTAACTTATTTGAATATTTTCTGTTGTATCTATTAGATAATAATATCATGTTGTGCATAGAATCTATTACCTCACTTATCTCATTGAACATACCCGATGGATGGTAGTAAATAGTTCTAGATTTCATTGCTCTGGCATGATCTATGGCTTCTTGATCTATACAGAGTCTACATTTGTTATTATGCGCATTGATGTGTGTTAACGGTTCATGTGTAATGGGTAACGAATCTGCGGAAAAACTGCAAACATTTGTTTCACCTAATAGGTAATTTACAGACACATTTGTTTCACCTAATAGGTAATTTACAGACCAATCTACAAAATTGCCACCCGTTTGCGTTAGCGTTATGATATAAATAATATCTTTTATATCAAATTCTGTACCATCTGCCATTGATTAGGTATTATCAGTGATTAGCTTTTTGATAAATCGCAGTGTCTTTTGATGCGAATCAAAAACGTGTTCTGTTTCGCCGTCTTCTGTTCTTACTGCCGCAATGAACCCATTTGCAACTGGGCGAATTTCAAGTGATTCAATTTTTTGTAGTGTTTTATTGTCGGTCATGCTATGCTCCAATGGAGTTGGAAGCCCGGTGACTTCCAAGTTTAAAATATTGTTGTAACGCGGGGCTCATTTTGATATCGCACATTAGAATGTTGCCGTGTCTATCTGAAATTAAACTGTTAAACATGGGCAACTGGAATATAACAGTTGCCTATATTATTTGTATTCTATTATAAGCACGCTTCGTTGTTTAACAGCTATATATATTTATATACTTCCCAATAGCGCAACTTATATCTTATCGTTTTTCCACCATGGCTTATTGTTAATTATGGGCAGATTGGATATTGGCTGTGTTTGGCCAGAAAAATAATCTTCCATGGATCCTTCTCTATATAGATCCAATGTGATACAGTGTAACCCGCCATCCCAGAAGTACCTGTGTCTGAATGGGCATATGATTGGCTCAATGTTGTGCTTCTTTAAGTACGAAAATACCTGATCGTTATAATTGTTCACCACCACATGCTTGTCGTCCAACATCAATACATTGACATCAAACACGGATTCTTCGACAAAGCCAACCCAGGATGACAACCACTTCTCAACATACTCAGTAAATTCTGTATTTTTCTCTTCGCCTGGTAGCCACCATTTTCCTTGATTCTGGGCCTTAAGCTGACCAAACTCCTGCATACGTTCCCAGGATTGATCTGGCAAGCAACAAACATCCCATCCCGGAAACGTATCCTGGTATTGGGTATATCTAAGCAATGACAGTATCACACCTTCCTTGAGTGTGTGGAATGCTCCGTCGGCATGGCCTTTTATGGGTACATGTATAAATTTTCTATCTGGATATCTAGATGTTAACCACTGCCATCCTGCGGCTGTGACCGAGTCGTGATTCACATATACATGACGACCCACACATGTGACACTAGGGGCATCAAATTCTGATACTCTTGCAGGTGTCGGCACAGGCTCTGTTTTGCCCCAGTACACTTGTCCGTCTGTGTTATAATCATTAAACTGTATAGTATAATCAAACATATCCACTGAATTATACTGATCCAATCGTTGTTTAATTGATGGGTGATCCATCCAAGTGTATAACATTTCATTACCCATTACCAATTGGCCATCTCTTACTTGTGCAGGCGGTCTTATTAAGGAGTCGAATCCGCCTGTTGCGTTCAGGTTGTCCATTATGGAGGCGGCTGGGTCCAGGTAGGGCCGTATTACATCACAACCAAAATCCCGTAATACCTTTTCGTAATTTTGAAAATCCTCTTCTGTTTCTATTGCTATACGCTGAAGACAATCTCGTATCTTGGGATTTTTAATATCTTCAAAAAATCCAGGGGCATAACTTTTGCCCAGCATTACTGTTTTTAATGGATGCCATTTGCACCATGAATTATATTGGTTATTCATTTTTGTTTTGCCCATTGTGGCACGACCATGCCGCACTTGATGAATCTGTCAGTGACCACAGATTTGTACTGAGAAGGTTCCCAGTTGTCATAATATGCAGTTTTGTGCAACTGCTTGGATGCTGCTAATAAAGTGCTAATATGCTGTATGAATGTTATAACATAGGTTCCCTGCTGAACGGAAACACCGTGATTAAACTCTGCAATGGCGGGATGGTCTGTTAGCAATATTAGTCCATCAGATAAGATTGTTTGGTTTATCTCATTAATTTGCTGTGTATATTGTATGGGGTCTACTACGGTATGTGCAACTATCAACATCACCTCTGTGACCGACTCCTTAAACACAGCCACACCTTGTCGAATACTGTCATAGTAATCCTCTGTACCTTGTACCACAATATCAAGGCCATTGCTCTTTAGTCTGGCACTCTTGGCATAGGGACAAGGTGGCATGTCGTTCCATAATGGATGCGGTGCCTCTGCGAATTCCTTCATCCATTGGACAATTGAGTCTTTTATTTGATCTGTTTGCATGTTGTTATTTAGCTGTGTCGTTGCGCCTGCTTACAAAATGTGTGTCGGATGGTGTTATTACCGTAAAACTTCCTTGATGGCATGCATTCATTAGGAGATAACCAAGTAGCATTGCTCGGTCAGTAAGATCTAATTGTGTACTTGGAAACCTGGGATAATTTATAAAGCCAATCTCGACACCCTCTTCTTCTCCCATGGCATAGATGTAGGTGGTTGGAGTAACAGTGACACATGCTCCTTCCAGACAATATTCTCGTACTACTTGCTTGATCTGATCAATGGGCCCTGCTATAAAAATCTTAGCCCAATAGGTCTTTACTGTTTGCGTTTTCATTGTTAAATTAGCTCCTGGTCAAAAAACCATCGTTTTGATTTAATTGATACTGCTTTGTTTACATCTAACATCTGTAATTCGTTTTCTGTTAGTACGTCGATTTCTTCCTTGATTATGTCACCAATCACCCATTTGATAAATGATCCCAAATGCTTCCTGTCGAAATCTGGTGTGAATGAATCTATTCCTAATTTAAAATCATACACTGTAGGCAACACTTCTCTAGCAGCCTGTTCCAAGCGGTTGGGTGTAACCGCGTATTCAACAAACTCCATTATAGAGTTTACTTTCTCAACATCAACAGGAGCCAATGTTCTTACTTTGGAAACATTGTGCTTTTTTCCTTTGACTTTAAATGATATTAGCTCGCCGTTGTCAGTGATATGTTCCCATACAACCCCTTCACCTGTACCACTAACACCAAAGAACATGCCAACTGGACATTGGGCCTCGATCTCTTGTGTTATCGCAATCAGACAGTTTTGGGCAAGTTCAGGATTAGCAAAGTCGATAACAATTTCCTCTCTTTGAACACTCAAGGCATCAATGATGCAATTCTGCAGTGATTTAAATTCTGGGCGTTTTCTAATCCATTTTTCAGTAATACTGCTTATTAGCCTTACGCCAAAACAATAAAAGAATTTGGGCACCTGTGTCACTGCTGCGCCAGACTGGATTCCTTTTCCTGCAAATTCACCGTATATAACAACCGTGTCGGTTACCGTTGCCAAATTGTCTTCTATTAGTTGTTGTTTGTATTTCAAAAAAGCATCACTGCGAGATTTTACCCATCTCGCAAAGCCAGCGTTATCATTGTCTACATTGATTTCGTTGTTCTTGGATTGCACTGTTAAGGTATCGTCTGGCGCAATAACCACAGACGCATTCGTGCCATGCACCTTAACTGTTCCGTAGAATTTTAGTATAGGATCACGACCATGCCTTGTTACATCGCGTATAACGTTCCTAAACTGAACAATGGATGGATATTTGATCATGTTGTTATCCTTATTAAGTTATATTATACAACATTGCACCAGCAATGTCAAGTTTTATTTACCTTATCCTGGATAAAAATTGATTTGTGTTAGTAAATTTATTAATACTGTAATCAAAGTTCAATGATGTTGATATCATTGCAACTATTAGAATTTCATGATAATTTGATATATCAATAGCTCTGTCGACTTGGTTGTATATGTCAGGTAGAAATGATTCTGCGTATAACACATCTTTCATGTATGGGGCATTAGCTTCGGCAACCAGGTTTATATAATATTCCAATTTATCATTAGGTGTTAGGCCTCTGCGAGCAAAGAATTCCACAAAATAGTTATATGGATCTTTGAGAAAATCACAAATGTCAAATATTGTGCCTTTTGCGCCTGCCAAATATTCTAATTGTGGCCGGTGACAATGTATTAAGAAGTTAACAAGATTCAGTTTTACTTTTCCGCAATTCGGTGCCTGCAGAAACCCATTGTACTCTGCTACTATGTTTCTGTTTTTTTGGTATAAATCCTGTAGTTGCAACGCAGTGGCTGGTTGTCCATGACGCATGTGAACTCCATCCACAATGTAACCGTGTATTTTCTGCCATGATATTATTTTAAGTAATACCGCATTGAATGTGCCGCACACAACAGAATAAGTAGGGCTGGGGTTTTCCCTCCAGTGGTCTTCATGTGATTGAGCCAACCAGTCTGGTCGCACGTTGGCCAGTTGTCGGACTGTAGTGTCCCATACATGATGCAGTTCAGGGGAAGTAAACACAAAATTGTCTGGTACATTTATCGATCCTTCAATAGTGCCCAAAATCATCAACGTCTGTATAGTGTGTCCCATTGTCCAGGGCGTCCAGGCCATTTGAGTAGTTTGCGGAGGAGTTTTCATTTGTTCATATGTTTGGTTGGCATTTTTTTAAAGGACCATTTGTTGAACCCTTTGGATTCTGCTAGATATTTATCTTCAATGTTAACGATGTCGGGTTCGGTTAACCCTAGGACGCCGCTCATGTACATTTCAATTTCCTGATACACTGTGTATGAGTGCATTACTTTTGCGAAGTTGTATTGTCCTAACTGTGCGTTTAAATATAACACAGCTATGCCGTTGATCTCGTTCCAGTCACAATCGACCGGTGTTGAAATAATAAAAACGGGGACATTGTGCTCTGTAAAATATTGGTCGAACTGGTCTGATCCGCTGTGTTTTGTTAGATATGTGTTTACTGTTTTATAGTCAAAAGTCTCGTTGATATGGTTTCTTTTTGTTTTTATGTTACTGGACTGCATAAACCCTGGTAATAATGCAGACTTAAAATCGGTCATGATACGCACAATGTCGGCTGCTGTATAAGCAGTATAGGAAACGTGGTCTGTAATACTAGTGTGAATAGTATACGTGTACGCTGGGTATATTCTGCCACACACACCAATAAAGCTCACAGACCATTTACCCGGGTCCTTACGCGGATTGGCGGGCTGCGG